TCTAATAGAATATTTGCTTTTCAATTGAGTTTCTAAATTGCTTATATTGCTCTTAAATCCTGTAATATAGTTCGCATAATCTTGAAATGTTTGTTCTGATGTAGCAGGAGAGCCGATAGCAGTTGATAAAAGTGTTTTTCCACTATCGGCTTCTTGAAAAGCCTCATCTGCTCTATCTATACATTCTTTCAATGCTCCTTCTACATTTTCACTTGTAAACTTATTTTCTGTGTCTTCTATAGTTACATTCTTTGCTTCTAATACAAGATTTCTAACTTTATTAACTAACTCTTTAAAAGTCATTTAGTCACCTTCTTTCAATAAAAAAAGAACCTATTTTATTGGTTCTGCTGGTGTTTCTTCTTTATTTAATAAACTTGTAAGTTCTAAATATTGTTCTTCTGTAATTCTATTTACTGCATAGAATACATCAATTTTGTGTTGCAAATCCTCTTTAGTGCTATAGTTCTTTTGTTCTATCATAAGTTTTAATAAGTTATACATGTTAATTCCTCCTATAAATTGTTATTTAATTTTATATTTTCTACCTCAAAGGCTGTGTTTACTATCTCACTATCTCTATTTTTATTTTCTTCTTTTAACATGCTTAATTCTTTTTCTAATGCTTGTAATCTCTTTTGTTCATCTGTTAAAATGACTTCTATGTCTTTGATGATTGGTTCTTTTGTAACTGGATTTATAGACTCTATATATTGTTTACTATAGTCTATACTACCAAATTCAACATCCAAAAAATTTAATTCAGTTATTTTTGACCACTCTTGTATATCTCCTGTTGCTTCACCAGTTTGAAGCCATATATTGCCTGTTTGGTCGTAAATTATTCTATTATTTCTGTTCATATTATCACCTCATTTTTTTATTAAATATATATTTTGTAAGTTAATGTAGCTCCCTCTTTTGCCCATATTCCAACTGCTTCTGACATTGATAATTTATATAATGTAAGCACTAATGAAGAATACCCAACATTAGATACATTAAGAATACCAACAGCTTTCGGGTTACTATGAGTAGAATCAGAATTATAGCCAAAATTATAAAAATTTGAATTACAAACATTATCAAAATAAACATAAGATTTACTTGTTGTACTAAAAGTTACTCCACTAAGTACAATTAAACTAGGAGAGAAGCCCATGTTAACTGGTATAGTAAGAGTTTTTGAAGTTCCTTCTTTGTCATATATACTTAAGTTAAAATTCTCTGCATCCGTTTTTGTGAATGTATAAGTTCCTGTTATAAATCTTTTTCTTTTACTTAACTCTGTTTCTAATTGAGTTATAGTATTGTTTTTTTGTGTTACTTGATTTTGTAAATCTTGCACACTAGTGTCTGAACTATCAAAACTTGTTTTTATTTTCTCTGATAACTCCACAAGTGTATTATTTAAACTTGCTTCTATATTTTTAAGTGCTAAAGTGTTTATAATACTTGTTTTCCCAACTTTAAAT